GCCCGGACTAGTCCGGGCTCTCTTTGCTAGATTGTTGTTAGATTTCCCCACTATCGATTTTAGCGAGCAATTCGTTCAATTTGCTTTCATCCTCGACGCCAAGAGAAGACTGCTCTTCTTCCTTCTTTGTCTCGGCCTCCTCTGATGAGTTAATAGAAGTTTCGTCCTCATCGAAGCCGTCGTTTTTCGTTTCTGAGCTTTTCTGCACAGAGTCATCGCTCAAGACGCTTCGGGCTAGATTAGACAGTTTGTTATGGGTTTCCTTAGTCCTAGCGGGATATTTGGATACAAGATCGTGGCGCATTGATAATATTTCCTCAATGCCTTTAGCTGACTTAGCAATTGGTTGCAACTTCGGGATGAACTTGCTATCGGCATAATTGTTGTAGCCGGCTTTATGATTGATCTTCCATAGAAATGGGTAAGCCCCATCTGCCATGTAAAAGAATCCCCAAGCTTGGGGGTCGTCTGGATCACCGCCATCATCTTCGCGGGTGATACATTCATCCATTTTGTCGAAGACAGTTTTTGGGGCTTCGTAATAAACTACCCGCCCTCTTAGTTCCTCTGGATTTTCTTTCAGTTTAGGGAAGTAAACGTTAACTGCGTATAAAGTCCTGGGCAAATATTCTCGTCCAATTTGTTTGCGCAGTTCTTTATCGCCAGTTTCCTGGAGAAGTTTAAATCCTAGAGTACAATAATCACATTCGTCCCCATCGAATACGCGTGGGCAAGGGTATGGTTTTCTATCGATCCAATGCATTCCAACTTGGAGATAGAACAATTCTTCCATATCGTGCTCACAAATCCCGGTGGCGCATCGGTCCCCTTTTTTAAGGGGTGGCATAAAGAAACCTTTTGCTTTAAAGATGTCTCCTTCTTTTACTTGGGGCGGGCGCCATTGATTTGGATCTCTTGCTCTGCCACCCTTTTTGGCGGCCATCTTAGCCCTAACTCGTTCTAACATTTTTTTGCGTTCTGCTTCAGTCATTATTGCTCCTTTGCTTTGGCTTTGTACTTTAAGTACTATAATTAAATACGATATCAGAACAGAACAGTACAAAAATATTATTATAGGCAATATTAATGGCTGAAGATAAAAACGGCTGGAGTGAATGGTCACGACACGTTTTATTAGAATTAGAAAGGCTAAATGAAAAATCAGAGAGTATTAGAACCGAAATAGGTTTTATGAAATCTGACTTAGCCAAAATTAGCACAATTAAAGATGGCATGGAAGAATTAAAAATCTGGAAATCAAGAATAGACGAAATCGCCTCTCCCATAAAATTACAAAATATGGTTAAAGACTTAGAAGATTTAAGAATTTTTAAAGCAAAAGCCATTATGGTTTGGTTAGTAGTACAGGCTGCAATAGGAGTTGTTCTTGCGGGTATAACGATATGGGCTACTTAGCCAGAGTCTCTCAATTCTTGTTTCTTAAAGCCAGCCAAACTTCTTAAATGTTCAGATTTCATCCGCAAAGAATCTACGACATTCCAAATTTTACTTAATAAGAATTCCTCTTCTATTTCTTTTGCTTTCAATTCTAGCATCTTATCATCAGACTCAACCAATTCATCTGCTTGCCATTTGCTAATTCTAGAACCACTAGAATCGGCAGTATCAAAATAAGACCTAATCAACAAAGAACGTCTCCTAAGAATTTGTCTCTTGATAATTGCCACAGACTTACGTTGATCGGCTAAGATGGAATTCCAAAATGCAAATAGAGAGGGAGTTTCTGATAATTGTTCTTGGATAAGATCATAATCAATATCTATTTCAGTTGAAACATTTTTTTCAATCCTACCATTTGGGACTTTTATTATTACTTTAAAGACAATATCAGCCAAATCTCCGTATTTCTTTTTTATTCTATTGCTCATCTATACTCCCTATAGAATTTCCACTGGCGCCATTTCTTTCCGACACTAACCTTCAACGGGAACGTCGGGTTAGATTCTAAATAGCCTTCTAGTGGTCTTAACATTATGTTAGATACTGAATTTATTATTTCTTTAAGTTGGGCTTGGCTGCTTGCTAAAATTAAAGAATCATGAACTTCTGCTATGATGTTATCAGGAAACAATTGAAAAACTTTATAGAGAACAGATTGCATAGCATGAGCCACAGATCCTTGAATTTTAGCATTAAAAACACTCTTGTAAGTCCTATTGTCTTCTAATTCGAATTTCTTTCCTAAAATAGACTTGCTATATCCATGACTTTCTATCAGACTAAGTTCATGTCGCATCCATTTGGCTAATTGTTGATAACATTCTAACCCATCATAATTCAAGGAATAGATAGCTCCTAATAGTTGTTTTTTACAATCTTCTCTAGAAACCTGAGAAGAGTTAAGATCTTGATGGAGCATGGTGTAAGGATCAGAATCTATAAACGATTTCATCAGATATTGATCATTACTCATTATGCTGGCTGCACGAAGGTCTGCTGCTATCCAATCAAAATGCACAAACCAATCGTGATCTTCATTTGTTGGCTCAATAACATCGTGGTCATTAGACCCTTGGATATTGTTTTTGCTGCATTTAGACCTGCCGCTATAGGTAAGGTCATAAAATGGTCTGCAATGTTTATTATTGTGATAATAACCTTTATTTTCTAAGTAAGAATAGACAATTTGTGCTTGTGCGAGGATTTTAGACCAAACATTTGTCTCACTTTGCCTCAATTCTGCCAAACATTTGGCCGCTTGTAATTTAGATTTAGACAAATTGCCTATGAAAGAAAGCGACGGCAATCCGCAGTCATAAATTCTATATTCTTTCCTATAGTCTAGATTCAATGCACCAACAAAAGATTTAAAATCAGACAATATGACGTTTTCGGTTTCGACAAATTGTTTTACTAGCTCCAAATTTTCAATGGCCTGATGTAAAGTAATGCCAGTGCCCTTTTGAAAAATTGGCAAGAACTCCGCAACGCTAGTATCAGAATTATATGAAGCAACTAATAAAATTTTCGGAGGAAATTTGCGATTATCGAATGTGCCACATAAATAGCGCATTTCAATTTTTCGGCAATACCAAAAGAATCATCTTTTTTGTTAGAGTCGTATCGATACCATTGCAATTCACGTGACAAATAATCGTCGATAGTGTCGATACTATTTTTATCATACAGATCGACATGCATTGTTCTAGAAAACTGCGATATTGGACGGTTTTGGTCAATACGTTCATTGTAGTAGATGCGCGTTGGATATTCTTCAGATACCGTTAATCCAATAGCGATTTTGGTCGACCATAAAGGACTAAACCACAATGTTTTCCCAAAAAAATTGTTAGTGTTCCAAAGCCCTGTAACACCAATGGGCGGCCCGATCTGATAAGTCGGAATAGTCCCCATCAATTTTAATCCGTGTTTAGAAGCAATAAAAACAATAATGTCTTCGATATCAATCACTTTCGGATTAAATTTGAGATGTTCTTTTCCTCCATCTTGAAAGTCTTATAGTCAATCTTGATATGTACTGTTTTGTTTTTCTCTCCATTTCGATTCTTAGCAACGAATAACCTTATTTGGCTTTGTCCGTCTGGATTATATTCTTCTTCTTGTTGATTGGCACTTACAACATAATCCATAGGCATCAACTTCCCATAAGACTCAGCTACCCTACTCATCCCAGACACATTGCTGCCAAGAACATTTCTGCTATTTGGAGTCTCTCTGTTGGTTTGTGTGGCTGTAAAAATCAATAAATCTTCATTCCTAGCCAATTGCCTAATTTCAGTCGAGACAGTTTTTTGTTTGTGATATTCATCCTTATTGTCGACATTTCTAGATGCAATCATACATTCTAAATAATCAATAACCAGGATATCTGGCACCCATTTCCTTTTGCGTCGTAATTGATCTAGTAATTGTGAAATGTGATTAATGCTGATTTCATTCGGAGAATATTCATAGATAGCAAGATCACCCCCGTAGGATTTATGAAGCTTATTTAATGCACTTATTATTTCTTTTTTATTATCCCAACGCTTATGAACTTCATACCCAGAAATGGCGCCAGCATATCGCAAAGCTGTTTTGACTTTTGACAATTCCAAAGTGACATGTAATACTTTACAACCACGTTTCAAATTGGCAATCCCACTATGACACAACAAAATGCTTTTTCCTCCGCCTGTTGCTGCCATCCAACAAACTACTTCTTTTTTAGTTGGACCTCCATCGTTAAGAATAATGTCTAATTTAGAAAAACCACACGTATAGTGCTTTTCTAAATTAATATCGAATAAAATCTCTGGATTCTCAAAGAACCAAAGACCATTGTCAGAAACGTCAGTTATTCTTTTGGCTTGTTCAAAGATTTCTTCTAATCGTTCATAATCACCAGCTTCGTAAGCTAGCAACCCTTCATCATCGTACAACAAACCAAACGCACGATCTCTAGCCCATTTGAGCAATGCGTTTTTAATGAATGGGATTTCTCTGCGATCGCTAGGTCTATCGATCAATTCGATAATAGGTTCATAATCATCTTCAACAGTCAGCTTGTGTAGAGCGCGATCTTTTACTATTTTTCTAGGAGGTATTTCCCCTATTTCTTCATAAAGATCTGTAACAACTCCCATTACCCATTTTGCTTCTGCTGTCTTAAAAAATTCAGGAGACAAATTTCTACAAACAGAAGTGAAAAACTCAGGCTGTTCGAATACCAAAGAAACAATAGCCTTTTCAGTTTCTGGACCGAAAGTAGTGGTTTGTCCTACATTTTCAATATCTTCAGTTAAACCCACTTATATAAGATACTAAGGACAAGAGGCCTGGTCTAAGGCTGTCGTGTCGCTAAGTCGACGTTCTAAATAGTTTTTAACAAAGACAGCAGCTTCGCATTTGGTTAGCAATTCGTCTTCTCTGAAGATGATCTCTTGATTCAAGTTTTTAAGAGCATAAATAAACCTGGCCTGTTTAGATCCTGGCTGAACCCCAATTTCTCTAACACTTTGTACTTGACGACATTCAAAAAATCCAATTCTTGCGGAAGAACTAATAAAGACCATATCGTCGATGTTGAATTTAGGGGCTCCAACTATAGGGATTGGAGGAAGTTCAGAACATTCATTTGCAATATTGGCTTCGACTGAGGTTAACTGATTGGTTAAATTAGAAATTATTAAATCGAGCGCTTCGCACAATCCTATCAACTCGCCTTCAGCATAAAGGAGATCGTTCTCACGTAAACGGCCATCATATTGATCACCAACAAACCGAGTGGCGGGAGGCCTTTTAGAAATTTTAACTTGATAAAGCCAAACCCCGGCGCTTCGTTGTTCTGCACCAGATATTTCAAAAGAATCAAGTTGTCCTATAACAGCGGATCCTTTAAGATAAACAACATCGCCACGTTTAAACAGTGGGGTTTGTGCCATTCGATTCCTCTGTATTATCTTCGACAGGGCCTTGTAATTTCTCCAATAGTTCAATTTCAAGTTCAGCTAATAGCGGTTCATTATCCGCCAAATAGCTGCTAGCCTGAGTTTTCCCGTTAAGACTAATGTTATTGATCTTATAAAAATTGCCATTTTTGATGATTAATTTATGTTCTACGGCTATGTCTAACACACACCCAGCCCGATTTACACCCTTACCAAAGATAATCTCAAATTCAGCTTCTTTGAATGGTTGGGCAACCTTGTTCTTAACTACCTTAACCCTGACCAGAGATCCAGATGCTCCGTCGCCATCTTTAAGGGTGGCTCTACGTCTAATATCTAATCGCATTGAAGAGTAGAACTTTAACGCTTTTCCTCCAGTAGTTGTTTCCGGGCTCCCAAACATTACACCAATTTTTTCTCTTAATTGGTTTATAAAAACTATCGCCGTATCAGATTTGCTAGCTTTACTGGTTAATTTGCGCAAGGCCTGCGACATTAATCTGGCTTGGAGACCTACATGATGATCCCCCATATTGCCTTCTAACTCTGCTCTAGGAACTAGAGCAGCTACAGAGTCTACCACAATTACATCAGCCGCATTGGTATCGCAGATCAATTCTACTATGTCTAAAGCTTGTTCGCCACAATCAGGCTGGCTGATAAGCAAATTGTCAATATCGACCCCAATTTTCTTAGCATATCCAGGATCTAACGCATGTTCTGCATCTATAAATGCAGCAACACCTCCTTCTTTTTGTGCACTAGCAATAACATGTAGCATTAAAGTAGTCTTACCAGAACCTTCAGGGCCAAAAATTTCGGTAATTCTACCACGAGGAATACCTCCGATACCAGTAGCCAGGTCTAGATTGAGCGCTCCAGTAGAAATGGCTTCACAGTCCGCCGCTTTCCATTCTCCTTGGGTTAAAGCTCCTTCTCCGTATTCTTTAGCAGCTAAGTCCTTTAAGTACTTAACTCTATCTGTTACGACAGAAAAATCAATTTTGGTTTTCTCTTTAGATTTCTTTTTAGCCATTATTCAATCCTATAATTCGAGCAAATTTCTTAGTGATTTCATCGCGTTCTTCTAAAGATTGTGCTATTTTTTTAAAGTTATGATCATTCAACAATCTTTGTGCTTTAAGAATATCAATACCTAAGACGGCATTTAGATGCAAGGCCATGTTTATGTTATTATGTTCTGACATTCCAGCTCTATTCAACTTCTTGTAGAATTCTGCTTTATTTAAGCTTGCTACTTTACGCAAATCAGCAATTGGCACCCGAGCCAGGGTCCTTTCCTTCGCTATCAAAGCATCAGATTTGACAAATCCAACTATAGACCAATTGCCATTCGGATTTGTCGCTTGCCCTGGCGGCGCTGACATATATCTTATACGTTTAGTAGTAATTATCTGTACTAAATCATATTGTTTTAGCATCGTCTTAAATTGTAAAATACAATCAAAGGTATAATGAGGTGTTTATGTCTAAGGGTCATCATCCAAAGATGAATGATAGCGAAGAAAAAGCAATCTTAGCCCTGCGCAATCTCTTAAAAGAAGATCTTATTTCAGAAGAAACAACACTTCAAGACATGCTCAAGCATGTGAAATCAGACTCAGAAGAAACTTCTCACCTATCCCAGTTTCGTTGGGAGGGCATTGATGATGCTTTTCAGTTAAAAGTCTCTGATAGTCCTCACAAAGATGCTATCACATCTGCATTCTTTCAAACTCATACTTATAAATATGTTGACAACCCAACTTTCGAGCTTTCATTTGAAAGAGAGCTAAGACAACGCGCAGTCCCGCAAAAAGAAGTCAAGCTTGCCGTGGACAGTATGCATGAGTTAGTCAATGAATTGAAGAAAAATCCTGGCGAACAAGACAGTGGTTGGAGCCAGATTATTGACGATTTGGTAGATGTTACCACAAATGCAGATAATCGCACTGCCAAGCATGCCGACCCTTTTACTGGCGGAGGGGCCAGACCAGAAGGGGACACTTATGACAAAGGCAACCTCGAAGGTTTCGGTCGGTAATTATCAAATTTAGACTATGAAACTGCGCTTGTTGAGCGAAATTTCTATCCCCAACATTTCTAAATTAATAGATAAATATTTCGTTGCCAAACAAAAAGGCGGAATCAATAGAGAATTTTATCATCGCAAAAAACAACCATATCGTTCCGGAAATTTAGAAACACCTCCAGCCGATCCAGAACACAGATCATTGATGGGAATCCCTGATCTGCCGCAAAGCCCGCACGGAACAATGGCAGATAAGCCCGGGATGCCAACCATGACTGCCAGTCCTCAAATGTCTTCTTTAGGGCAACCATTTGATAGAGCTAGACAACTTAACAAAAATCAAGGCATTTCTAATCCAATCGGAGATGATGCTAGTCTTCACTCCGTAGACACTAATGAAAATCCAGGGAAGTCTAGACTAGATGCGCCAGCTGAGAACCCAGGAAAACAAAGAGCTTCTACTAGAGCTAAGTGGCACAGTTTTGGGAAAGCTTACCCAGGCAGAAGAACTTAAAACAAGAACCCCGTGCCACTACAACTCTGGCACGATTTGTTTCTGATCGTGCCAGTACTTCGGCATGGCCTGCACGGTTGTGAGTAATCGCTAGTATTTGCCGGCAAGCCTTGTTCTTTCATCATAGCAACATGATTGAGCATTTCCATTCTCTTTTGTAGAGTTTTATCACCGCCTGTGTCTACTACAGTAATCGTGGTTTCCCCTCTAATATCGTCTTTAAGACTTGCCGGAATTGTTGTAGGAATCCCTTCTCGTCCTCGGACGACTTGATTGGTTTTGGCAATGATTTCCGGGCGCCTTGCGACGACTTTATTGCCTCTCCTGTCGACTGCTTCGATTTCATTTGGGATTTGATGAGATGAATATCTCTTCGCCTCCCCAGAGCCTGCACTCTGAAATTGCCCACCTTGACCGGATCTTTTTGCGGCCTCTAGGGCCGCTTGCGCCTCCTCTGGTGTCATCCCCTTATTAGCAGATTGTTTTCTTGTGTTCTTCTGAACCTTGAATTGTGATTTACCAACTTTAGCAACTGGGGCATCTTCTAGAGTAGTGGCAGAAATTGGTTTTGCTGCCTCTTCTATTTTCTTGGGAATAATGAGTTGGTTTGGTGTTTGGGATGGATCAACAACCTTAAAGCCTAATTCAGCAGCTATTTGCTGCATCAGAGCAAGCTTGTCGTCCCGCTCATTTACTCTTTCTTTTACTAATTTTTTAATTTTAGACGGTACTGCTTCATCCTCATACTCGTCACTAATAGAAACTTTATATTCTTTCCCATCTATTTTAACTACCATAGTGGTATTTAAGTTATCTGTAGAATTGCTAAAAATGCAAGTTTGGCTCAGATCAATCATTGGATTCCTTCATGTCAGATAAGAAAGTAGAAATTATAGAAATTGACTTAAATGTCAACATCTCAGAAGAGATTAAGAACAAGGTTGATTCGTTGAACTCCGACATCATTATATATACTAAGGGCCTAATCGAAAAAATTGGGCTAAGACCACAAAAATTGGGCAAGAAAAGACGCGCCAAAAAAGAAAGAGAAGAACGCGCCGCTAAAGCACTTGAATATTTAGTCAAAGCTTATGAAAACGGCAACAGTTGGACTAAAGGACAAGATCTGTGCCTCACTGTAGGAATAGAACCAAATTCTAAGAATCTTAACACACTATCAAGACAATTAAGAAGTCATTTAAAAAAAGAAGATAAATGGACTTTAGTTAGCACTAGAAAAAGAAAATGTTCAGTCTATCGAATCGAGAGATTCGGCAGTTAGCTTGCCCAAGATTTCTTCATCGATTTCAACATCAAACAATCCTTCCGCAATTGGATCTATAAACCCTGCTGATTTAATTTCTATTTCTTTCCGATCTTGGATCTCTTCTTTTGGCGAATCGGCTTGTGTTTCTAATTTCTTATTGCCAGCTCCACATGCCCCACAAGATAGGTTATTCTCACTATCATCTATAGCCAAGTAAAGATCTACATTGTCAAAGTCAATTAATTCACCACAAGACGGGCAAGTAGTGTGAAATCCTATGGCGGAAATCTCTTTTCCATCAACAGAATGCCCAAAACCGTCTTCGTCTTGTTCATCCCATCTTACAGGCCTTGCTGAAACGATTTGAGAACCAACTCTTACTTCTACCAATTTATAACAAGGAATCATGACCACGCTCCTTGTTGTTTGTGATTCTCTTTCACTTCTTCTATTTGTTTCAATAGAGAATCAATTTTGATAACATTAAGATCCATTACTTGTCTTTCAATTTGAATTGAGTCATCGTCATTCTTATCTACTACCACTTTATCAAAATTTAAGATCCAATAATCGAAAGTCCCTGTTTTATAAGTAGAAGATAAATCACATTTGATATGTGCTTGACGGTGCGATCCGACATGAGACATAACTTGGTCTAGAATCTTCTTATAACATGAATCGCACATATCTTGACTAAATTTTGTAGTCTTTGATAATCTCATGTTATTAACCACTTTGGCCAAAATTCCATCTACAGAATAATAAGTGAAAGCATTATAATAAGAAATGCCGCAAAAATCACAAATTATTCCATCTTTAGTCGGAAGGAACATTATTCCTCGATTGGCTCTAGTGGCATAATAATTGAACCAGATCTAACACTAAAGCTATTCCATTTTTCTTGATATCTTACTCGCATCCTAATCCCAATTCCTGGCTGGAAAATGTTCTCATCGTTAGATAAAATTTCATCACCCCAGACATTTACTCGTGCAGTATTAATGCCATCAGTGACCATTAACACTAAATATTCTCCTCTAGTTCCCTGCCTAGAATCTATTTCCTCTATAATAGCATCTAAGGTTCCAAATTTCTTAGCATCTTCAATGAGATTCTTTTTGTTATAATGGTACATCCCAAGAGGTGGGGACCAATAATATCTTAAGTATTCTTTTTCAAATCCTAACTTCTCTCTATAAGAGAAATCTTTAGGGAAAAGAGTCACCACTTGATCAAAATCCAATTTTAACTTATTGGCCATTCTTAATTGTTCTTTTGAAATGCATGGATCTTTTTTGTAAGGACGCGGTTTTTCTATTGGGGTAGAAGGAATCCAGTTAAGAATTCGTTTCGGAATGGCGGTGCGCTTAGGGTATTGTCGTCTATATTCTACAGCCTGCCGTTCTCGTTCTGTTAGAACGTCTTTCATGTCCCAGACATAAGCGAATCTTATTTCTTTCCTAAGTTGCGTACAATCTGTTCCGTTGCCATAAGAAAAGAGCCACCATATCCACAATGCTTTTCTATTGGAGTATAGATTGTCAAATCCGCCAAGTTTTATTAATCTTTCTGAAATAGTCTTGCTTGATCCACATACTTCTGCGAAGTGGTCAAAAGATTCAAATTTTGTCCCTTTAATTTTTTGGACGAGGGTAGCAGCCATTTTACCGCCCAATTGCTTCACACTGGTCAATCCAGGCAACACCTTTCCATCTTTAACTGTGAAGTTTACGGTTAGTCTATTGACATCTAGAGATCCAAACTCAATTCCCTCAGCTCTAGCGGAACCTATAAATTTTACAAATCTCTTAGAAGGACATTCTGATAGAACGGCAGCCCACCATTCGGCAGGGAAGTGAGTTTTAAGCCAGAGACAGCGGTATGAGATAACAATATAAGCTACCGCGTGACTCATGTTGAAGCAATATCGACCAAACGATATCATTGTGTCCCACAATTGTTTGGCTTTGTTCATGCCGATATGCCGGGCCGCTCCATTGATGACTTTTGGTTTGATGAGATTTAGAATTTCTATTTTTTTCTTTTTGACCGCTTTTTGTGCTTTTTCCGCTTCGGGCATAGTAAATCCGCACAATTCGGTCCATGTCCTAAGAAGGTTTTCTTGGAAACATAATACCCCCGAAGTTTCCATCAAAATATCTTGCAAGATTTCATGGACCCCTTCCTTCCACTTATCTCCTGCATCTCGATTTTTAATATAGACATCGATCATGGGCAGAGGCCCCGGACGGCCAAGACTAGTGTAAATCACCAAGTCCATGAAAGATTTAACACCGCCCTTCTGGACGATGCTCTGTTGGAAATTAGTATCAAATTGGAAAATAGAATCTAATAGGATGTTATCAGCAGCTTTTAATGTGGCAGGATCATTTAGCCGAATCTTTTGTCTCTTTCCATTGGGCAAGGTCATCCAGCCAGCGCGATCTTCCCTAGGATCCATATCAACGAACTTAACATCTATGTTTCTAGTTTCTTTTACCAGATTAATACAATTCCAGATATAAGAAAGATTGAGAAGACCTAGAATATCAAATTTGATAAATCCAAAGGCAGACAATTGTGTGTCTGCCATTCCTTCAGTCCAAGCTGAAGTCCACTGCCTATTGTCTGTATCTCCACATTTGGTTAATGGAATATAATCTTTAATTGGAACATTAGAAATGATTAAACCCCCGGCATGTTTTCCTTGGGCTTTAATCTTACCAGTCATTGAAAAAGCTAGATCGACGACATCCGGATTGTCTTTAGCATATTCAATGAATCCAGCATATTCTGGATTCTCCTCTGATAGAGCTTCCTCCTTGCTCATAGAGTCGAACTCATCTGGCAAGTTCTTGGTTATTGCTATAACATCATAACGATTCTTGCCAAGGGCAGCGGCAGCATCCTGCAAAGCCAATCTTGGATGGTAGGTCTGCCAGAGCCCCACACTACAAACAAAGTCGGAACCATATTTCTTTTCTGCATATTCTTTAACTGGACCGCGTGCATGAGGCAGGAAATCGATATCAATTCATATGTCCGGAAAATCGGGATGATACTCAATATGATGGGGGATTCCTACTTCTGGTAGGACCTGAATACCATCAATCGAGTATCCTCCATTAATTTTCCGGACATATGCCTCTTTCTTTTCTATTTTAATTATTTTCATTGAGTAAATAATATATGCTAACTTCTGATCTTTTAAATACTTTATGTCGCATTAACTTAGCAGATCTTATCTCCGATTCCGAGGCTTCTCGCTTTAATATTGCCTCGCTCCGTGAGAATAGTTGAATTGGACGGAATAACTATAATATTTCCATTGTCCAATGTCAGTTCTAGAACTTCCATTTTCTCGTCACCATCCTCTTGAAGTTGATATGACCACTGCTCTTTGATTGGATCAATCGGAGTAATGCCCAATAAGAATGGTAACACTAAACCATATTTGTTATGGTCATATTTCTTCCCCTCATTATAAATTCTAATCCAATAATCCCTAGCAGCTTGTTTGGTTATCTCTCTACATTCGAACTCTAACCGTTTAGCATAAGACTCATGATTCTCTAGGGAAAATAACTTTCTAGCTGCGATCTTGCACAAATCAGTCCAAGTCTCTATACTGGGCATTAAATTTAGATACGAGATTATTATTTATAAAATTTAGTAGGACAGCGTGCCATTTCTCTTATTTCTAACATCTCACCACTATCTTTATCGCATTTACAATCAAAAGATCTAAATTTAGTACTCAATTTTCTTACTTCATCAATCGCATTGCTTTTAGATCTTGACTTTTTAGCCCAAGATCCATCTTTTTTCTTATTAAAAAAAGCGGGGACATAAGGTAATGAAGTGTTGATTAGAACATCATTGTCCTTATTAGAAATAGCAAGCATTACATATTTGATAGCCGACCATTCTGCTTGATACATGGACTTACATTTTAGAGGCACAATTCTTTGATGAGAATTGCCCGCTGTGTCTTTGATAGAAACCGCAAAGGAAGCTTTCTTTCCAGGTAGAGCAAATCCATTAACATGAGCAATAATCATATCGGTCTCAATTCTGGGTAATGTTCTCCAGTAACGGCATGCAGAGCTGCAAACATTTTATCAATGGCTTTCAACAATCCTCGCTTAGCAACAATCTTGTCCGGATTAAGCAATGCTGTTTCTGCTTCAATTATAACAGCTTTAGGAGGCTTGCCCAATGCTTGCTCTGCTCTTTCTGCAGTTGCTTGACATATCGTTTTGATAGGATAAAATAAAGCACTTTCTAAATCTTTTATAAGAATTTCTAATTTATCTTGTGAATTGGATTCTATATATTCAATCGCAGATTCTGCTATATCAGGCCATTTGAGCAAGGCCAGTTTGGCATCTTGGGTCTCTATTGCTCCAGTGCATTGTAGATAAACTTGGTAAGAATGTTTTGCTTCTTTTAGCAATTCGGCTAAATTATATCGTTCCATCGTTCTTCATTTTAGATAAGTGCGATTTTAACGTTTGTTGTTCGTTGCATTGCTTGGCGTATTGTTGTTTAGCTCGGTTCAATTCTAGTTCGGCTTCTCTTAACTTTGCAGCTTTATTTTCTAATTCTTTTTTGGTAGTTTTACTAACTTCTGCTTCTACCGACTTTACATAATTTTTAGCTTCTTTAGTGTTATCAATAGGTCCAACAATCAAACTTTGAAAAACTCCTCCGCCCTGATGCAAAACTCTAGCTACTCGATGTGCTTTAGTATACTTAATTCGTGCTCTAGGGTTATCTAGATCTTTAGCGTTGAATGGATCTACTAAAACTATCGGCTTACATTTCTTTCTGACAATTCCGTTGTCCCGATATGGAATATTGATAGGAGAAGAAGCTAAAGAAATTTTCATTCTACATTCCGGCAAGAATTGACATTCGTCTTCTTGATTTATCAATTCCGCAATTTGTTCTATTTCTGTCAGGCCATTTTGGGGACCTTCTGGAATATCGCATTTTTCAGCAATAACGTCTTCCAAAATCTCTATATCGGCCTTAGTCTTTTTGCGAAACAACTTTAGCGGGGAAAGCAAAAACGATAAAATAATAAAAAATGGCCAAATAATCAAGTTAAAAGCTGTGCGAAGCATTTTCACCTCGCCATAACTACTCCTTCGTAGTGATCTTATGCTCTAAATCAACCCATTTGCGAAACCCGGGTAAATCACCATTAACAACAGACATGAAAGCTTTACTCATCCGAGCCTTACTTCCTTCTTTAGAATTACTATGTAAAATCTTATCGATCTTTTCTGCATTCATCTGATCAAAGCGAGAAATCCAAGCGTCACGCTTTTTATTAATTTGTTTTACATTTTCTTCATTTAAAATGCCTTTTTCGGTTAATATTTCAATTAAGGACAGAAGCAAAGATGCTTGTTGTTCAGAACTTTCTTTAAATGCCTCATATAAGTCTTTAGTTGATGGACCAATCATTTCTCTATTATTTATATTTAGTCCATAATAACTTTTAACATGTGTCCGCCTCGGCTATCCCCCATAAATCTAACAGAACTTAAACCCCAAGCAATGGGGTCTAAATCGTGAATCTGTAGGAGAAAACAAACCAGGGAACCGCCAGCTGAACCTCTGCCAGGACCTACTGGCCATCCTTGGTCCTGTGAATATTTAACTAAATCTCTAATGATCAAGAAATAAGAAGCAAAGCCCTTTTCGATATATCTTTTAAGCTCTTTTTCAGCTTGTTCTCGGTAAGTAACCATTCTACCATCGACTTTGTATTTAGTCTGATCGTTCCACAAATTGCGCCTTTTTAATTCGTTAATTACTATAGATCGCAATTTTTCATCGGCATTCGGGACTAATGGCAACTTAGGTCCTAAATCTGGCTTAAATGTTTCACATCGTTCTGCTAAGGCAACAGTGTTGTCGCAGATTTCTTCAAATTTCTCAATTGAGACTTTTTCATTATACTTTCCTTCATAGAAAGTCTTTCTCAATTGGGCCCTACTTTTGAAAAATTGTTCATCTGAATTAACATGAAACAAATTAGGATCATCAATTGTTAGTCCTTGATCTATGGCCATCATACATTTCTGAACTTTAAATTCATTACGCGATGCGTAATGACAGTTATGACTTATAATATTGCCCCATAAAATAAAAGTATGATCATCTTCAACTTCAACATCACAAACCAAATCAACATCTTTAGAACATTCCCATTCGACACTCATAAACAAATGGTCTTTAGAATTGATAGAATATAATTGTACGTTTCGAATAAAATTTTTAGCCCTAGTTTCAGATCTTGGGAGATTGTGAATATATAGCGAATGATTTTCTGTCATTCCCCAAGGCATGTTTTTAATCTTTAACATTCGCTCGTTAGGTCGTCTTTTCCTAACTACTTTGTTCATTATTCGTTTGTTACGGCCTTTATGAGTAATGACATATTCTCCCACTTCAACTTGGCCTATTGGTTTAAAAGTTCCATCCCCCATCAAAATTGGGAAATCTAATTCCAAACAATCATTTGTGACAACTGCCGGAATCTTTAACTTATCTGATAAAGTTGCAATTTGCTCGAATGCTTCTTTGCCGAAAGGAATTTCAGATCCCGGCATTTGCATTTCCAAATAAAAGCGATCCCCTAAAAGATCTCTAAATTTCTTAATCCATTTTATTGCATTGATAAAATATTCATCGGCACGTTTAGATGCCTTATTTCGATCAATTATTAGAACAATATTCTTTTTCTTCTTTTGAAAAGTCCTTGAAATTGACTTGACTTTCCCTTTAGAAATATCACGCCAATATGCTGATTTGCGAAGATTGTGGCAAATAGGACCATTAAGACATCCAGACAAGACAATGAGGCTTTCATGATATTTTTCTAAGCGTTCAAACCAAATTCTAGGCTTATAATAAAATCCAATCTCCCACGCCTCGCTAGTCATTTTAATAAGATTGCGATATCCTATCATATTCATAGCCAAAATAGTCAAATGCCTATTTCGTCTCAAATCACTATAATCTTCTTCTGCTACTAAATCTTCGAAAATAAAACTATTCTTGCTATAATCTGGTCTCAAAGCATTGATAGAAAATTTAGGATCTTGTTGTAATTCTAACAATCTTAGATGGTTTTGACTAAAATAAGCTTCAATCCCAGCAATGAACTTGATTTTATGCTTTTTAGCAGACCAATAAGCATCGGGAACAGCAGCCATACTCCCATGATCTGTAACGCTAAATGCAGGCTGTCCCAAATGAGCAGCTGCCGAAAAATATTCTTCTGGCTTAGCCACCCCATCTAAAGGACTAAAAAGAGTGTGATTGTGCAAATGAACAAAATCGGCCGGTCCAGGATAAAGCTTAGAGGCTGCTTTGCGCTCGTCTTCGGTTAGATTGACTGCCATTTCTATTACTGAATCTGCCATTTGGTTCAAATACTTGAATAAGATTCAATCCTACGTAATCCCATATCAAAAAATGATATAAGCAAGCCTTTGGGTCTTCAATAGCTTTTTGAATGGTTTGAATCCTAGATTGATATAAGAAACCTTCGGATTCCCCATAAATATGGTGTACAGCCCTATCAAAATCTATTTCTCCATTTTGCCCAAAGTCTTCTAACAATTGCGTTTTTAACAGTTTTGCTGCTAAATTTATATCGACATACGACATTAAACTATGTTTGTGCTATTGAAATTTTAGGATGTCCATTATTGATTATAGATAAAATATCATCTAAAGTTGATTCGTCGCACAAATCAAGATCATAAAAAATGTGTATCAATTGAATTCTTATTTTAGATCCAGATAGATCATTAAAACTAACGTGAGTTGGAAATGCAAGTTGCAACTTGCCATTTAGATAAAAGGGCCAAAAACCATTATCTAATAAGAAATATCTTACAAATTCTAAACTGCTCATGATTCACAAATAAAAATGCTCAATATTTGATGCAAATCAGCGTCTGCATCATCTAATAGATTTTCTGGCAATCTATGATACCAACTAAGACAAATTTCACAATCATCATAAGATGCATAATAATTGCCTCTATGTTTTGTAGTCATTTCTAGCTTTTGTAATTTTTTATATATTGCTAACAATCTTATGGCAAATTCTCTTTCCATCTCAGTAATTGAGGTCTTGCCCTGTCCGGCATGAATGTCGCCTTCTTCTATGAAGAGAGACCAATAGACCAATGTTTTCATGTTATCGGTTGTTAGCAATAATTTATGATTATCCATAGATGTGCTCATTTCAGATACCGATTAACTCAGTTGCTTTATTTTTAAGTTATTTGTGATCTAATTTCTTATATGATTTAATAATAATT